CGCGTATTTAATAATATATAGGAAAATATTGTCCCATTGTCCCGAACGATTTTTTGTAAGTAACCAAAAAAAAACAGATATGAGCCAAGATTTGAAATGCTTTTTAGGACTGCATAAATACGTAGTCCATGCCACGGACAAAATTATCGATCCGACAGGTAAACTCCTGCAGAAAATAATCATTAGCCGTTGCGAGAATTGCGGACGGATTTATTACAAAAGAATTGACCTTACGTACCAAGTGCCTCTATGACGACTTTGAAAAATGCAATTCCGGATGACCCGGATTATGACTATGAAAAATTAAACCGATACATCCTTTGCTTTCTGCATCTCGACCAGCTGATGGATGATGTTCTTACCGACATGACCGAGGAATGCAAAACGCGGGGTTTATACCGGCAAAATGTAAAGTATCACCTGAACGCCATCCGTAGGGTGTTGAAAAAAGGCCCAAATAATGACTGGAGCAAACTCGAGGATAAAGCAGCTGATGACTTTTGCGAGGATGCCGATAAGCTCGAGGCGATGGTGTATTCCATTTTTGGACTTAAATATAGGGGCCAGCAAGGCTTTGTTTACGTCCCGGAATACAGCATCGGTGATAAGGTGACGATGATGCTGAATGAGAAAAAGGTGAAGGCAACGATAATCGCAAGCTCCTGTAAAATTGAGGTCAAGGAGTCGGGCAATGAGATGAAAGCAGGCTGCACGGTTAAACTGAAGCATAACGGAGCGGTGATGGAAATAGGAGAGGATGATGTGCAGAGCATTGAGAAATAAAACAAAAAAACGTCAAAATGGAACAGAAAAACGCAAAAACGGAACGAAAACCAACCAAAAAGGTCGAAAGCGAAAAGCTTTTAGAACGCAAACTGGTTGAAAAGGTGAAAGCAAAAGGCGGCGAGGCGTTTAAGATGCTAAGCCAATATCACAGAGGATTACCGGATAGGGCTGTGCTTTTCAATGGCAGGGCAGCGTTTGTCGAGATCAAGACGACCGGCAAAAAGCCGACGAAGCTGCAGATGCGTACCAAAGAGCGCCTCGAGCAACTGGGGTTTGAATTTTATGTTATCGACAATTCGGAAGCGATAGATGACTTTATCAACAATTTTAGCAACAGATGATTTTTAATTCACATCCATACCAGCAACGTGCAAAGGAGTTCGTGATGGACAATCACTATGCGGCCCTTTTTCTTGACATGGGGCTGGGTAAAAGTGTGATAGCCTTAACGGCGGCATCCGAGCTGATAGACAGCCTCGAGGTAGAGCGCGTCTTGGTGATATCGCCAAAGAGCGTGGCGTGGAATACGTGGAGTGAGGAGGCCCGAAAGTGGGATCACCTCAACCATTTGAGGCTGTCGATTGTAATGGGAACGGTAAAGCAGAGAGAGAGGGCGCTTGAGGCCGAGGCTGACATCTACATCATAAATCGGGATAACGTAGTTTGGCTTTGCAACAGATACAGAGATCAGCCGTGGCCGTTTGACTTCGTGATAATTGATGAGAGTTCCAGCTTTAAAAATGCGTCGTCTAAAAGGTTTAAAGCGTTGCGGCGGGTAAGGCCTCAGATGCGGCGGGTATTATTGCTGACCGGCACGCCTGCACCAAACGGCTATATAGACCTTTGGAGCCAGATATGGCTGCTGGACATGGGCCAAAGGTTGGAAAAAACCTTATCATCCTACAGGGCAAAATATTTCAAACCCGGAAGACGTAGCGGAGCTGTCATTTTTGATTGGATTTTGAGGATTGGAGCCAAGGAGATGATCTCGGAAAAGCTGTCGGACATTTGCGTGTCGATGAAAGCGGAAGACTACATCACCGTGCCGGACATAGTGGATGCCGGTATGACCTTGACCTTTGATGATGACACCTTCAAGCGATACAAGGATTTTGAAAAAGAGCAGCTCCTACAGATTGACGATGAGATGATCGAGGCGTTGACCGCGGCGGCCTTGACGAATAAGCTCCTGCAGTTTACATCGGGTGCTGTTTATGACAGCGACAAAGAGTGGCATGCGGTTGACGATACGAAAACGGAGGCCTTGGCAGATATAATCGAAAACGCTAACGAGCCGGTATTGGTTTATTACAACTACATCCACGAAAAAGAGCGCATCATGGATGCACTGAAGCAATATCGGCCGGTGGCGTTCAGAGGGGAGCCGGGCATCTTGCAAAAATGGAACGAGCAGAAGATAAGGGTGATGATAGCGCATCCGAGGTCGGTGGCATACGGCCTCAACATGCAGCAAGGGGGCCGCATAATCGTGTGGCACTCCCTGACATGGGACTTGGAGATTTATGAGCAGGCAAACAAGCGGCTGCACCGTCAAGGACAAACGAAGCCGGTGCTGCTTTATCATCTGATAGTCAGAGGCACGATGGACGAGAGGGTGATGAGAGCACTGAAAGGCAAAGGCGATACACAGGTATCTCTCCTCCAACAAATTCGAGAAATGAAAAAATTATTATAAAAGGTTTACAAGGTAAGCCATTTTTTACTATATTTGGGGCAAAACAAAATAGACGTGTAAAAAATGCAGACGAAAAAGATAGAAATCAAAAGGTTACAGCCGAATAAAGGGCAAATCGAGGGGCTACCGGCCAATCCGCAAAAACAAGCCTTTGCGCAATGCCGAGCATCCGACAATGAAACCGGTGCCATTAGTAGGCCGTTTCATTGCCTATTCCAGCCGAGGGGGGGGGTGCGTACTCGACCCCTTTGGAGGCAGCGGATCGACGCTTATAGCCTGCGAGCAGCAGGGCAGGCATTGCCGGATGATGGAGTTAGATCCGGTCTATTGCGACGTCATCATTCACAGATGGGAAACTTTTACAGGACAAAAGGCAAAGAGGATTGAGAGATGACGGATAACGGATTTATGATTTTTATAAAGATTATTTTGACGGAATTAATTCATTTGAGTAAGAGGAGGCAAAGTCATGGGTACTCCGGTTAACAAGGGGGTGCGCAGAGGTAGGGGGCGAATTTCCAAAAGAGAGACAAAGAGGCTCAAGGCATTATTCCTTGAGGGCCTTAAGAAAACGGCGGGCGTGCAGCAGCCGGTGGTGGAGCAGATGGGGCTGACAAGGCAGACTATAGCGGATTGGAAAAGGAATGATCCGGAATTTGACGCTGAGGTTGATCAGATAAAAGAGGTGACGCTCGATATAGTAGAGACGCAGCTGATGAAAAAGATCATGAGCGGCGATACGGCGTGCATCCTGTTTTATCTCAAAACGCAAGGCCGTAAGCGTGGTTACATCGAAAAGGTAGATGCATATGTAGAGAGCAAAAACCACGTCGACCTCTCTAACCTTACAGATGAGGAGCGCGAGGTGCTGGAGAATATAGGGCGCAATTTTTTGAAAGAGGAATGACGCAATAGTACTTACAGATCAGGTTATCATCATGGCCGGAGTTCAGGCTTTGTCGGAGCGATGCACAAAGAGCTTCTATAACTTTTTTTGTGAGTTCTGGGATACAATCGAGTCTGAGCCGCTGGTGGCAAATTGGCACATACGTTACTTATGCGATGAGCTGCAGGAGCTGTCGAGGTATATAGTGGCGCGTGAGCCGAAGCCTTATGACCTGATCATCAACATTCCTCCCGGAACGACAAAGAGCCGAATTTGTACTATCATGTGGCCGGCATGGCTTTGGACGCAAGATGCCTCTTTGCGCATAATCACAAATTCTTATAGCGCCGACCTTGCCGAAGACCATTCGAGTAAATCTCGCGATGTTATTTTATCGCTGAAGTATCAAAAATTATTTCCACATGTGAGGTTGAGGCAAGATCGCACGGCACGGAGCAACTATGAGACGCGGCGCAAAGGGGCGCGATACACCACTTCAACCGGAGGCACTATCACGGGTAAGCATGCACATGTTATAATTAACGATGATCCTTTGAACCCGGGGCAGGCGTCCTCGGAGGCGATGCGCAAAGCGGCAAACGACCATACGGCTACACTCGCCACGCGTAAGGTTGACAAGGCCAACACGCCTACGGTCACCATAATGCAGAGGCTTCACGAAGATGACGTCACCGGCTATCTTTTGGCGCAGTCGACTGACGGCATAAAACATATATGCCTGCCGGCGGAGATATCGGATGAGGTTTATCCGATAGAGCTTAAGCAGTTTTACACAAATGGACTTCTCGATCCCATAAGGCTGTCGCCGGAGGTGCTGCAAGAGCAAAAAACGGCATTAGGCACACAGATGTATGCAGGGCAATATGATCAACAGCCGTACAACAAAGCAGGTAATCTCATAAGGCGCGACTGGTTCCCGATAACGGCAAATCAATCGCTCCAGCAAGTAGTGCAGCAGGCGCAAAGGCAGCGTGGCGTTCACTTTTATATCGACACGGCATATACGACGAATACTAAAAACGACCCTACCGGTGTGATAGCCGTGTGCGATGACGGTAACAGCCTCCTGATCATCGATGCTGTAAAGGTTTATTTAGAGTTTCCCGAATTATGCAAATGGCTGCCTAACTACGTGCGGCAAATGGGGTATAATCACAAAAGCACGGTGCGGATAGAGCCTAAAGCAAACGGCCTCTCATTGATACAGCAGTTGCGGCGTTATACTCAGCTTAACATCGTGGCGATTGACACACCAACTACCAGCAAGGTGGAGAGAGCAAATGCAGCATCGCCGACACTCGAGGCGCAGAGGGTCAAGCTGATGGCAGGTGTGTGGAACGCCGGTTATCTTGATGAGATGGCAGGATTCCCTACTGCAAAGCACGATGAATATGTGGATATTACCGGCTATGCTGTTCAAGATTTCAATAACCGACAATTAACATACGACAATTCAGATTTAGAGCAATTAGAGATTATCAGAGGAATAAGGAGATAACACAATGCCTACCGACATCAATTCAATTTTAAGTTTACAAAAAACAGATGACATCATCACGGAGTTAAAGCGTAAAATTCCGAGCCCTCCTTTATGGAGTGAGCTTGCTAAAGATTATGACATCAAGCATCACGACATAATGAACGAGGCTACCTATCAGGATGTCAGCGTAATGGAGGGAGGCAAAGTGGTGAGAGTGCCTCTATCACTCGAGCAGCTGGCAACTAACCGCCTTACGGGCTTGACATTCGGCATACCGGTAACGCGCATATACGATGCGCAGGACGAAAGGGCGCAGCGCGCACAGGCTATAATGGAACGAATTTACAAGAAGAATCGTATCAATGCGTTGAACCTTGAGCGAGGCGTTCATTTTTTCGCAGGTTGCGAGATCGCAACGTTATGGTACTTGGTAGATTCAGCTCCGCATTATGACTATGGCGAAAAGTGCAATTACAAGATCAGGCGACGCACCTACACGCCGATGAATGGCGACGGCATATATCCGCTATTTGACGATGACTTAGACCTCATCGCTTTGTCTTTTGAATACAACTATTACAACGGCGTCGATACCGGCCGCTTTTTTGACACCTTCACTGACACGTGGCACATACGGTGGGAGCATACTAACAAAGAGGGCGCTGACGCGTGGAAAGAATTGTTTAGAAAAAAGCTGGAGATAGGAAAGATACCGGGGGCCTATGCATGGTCCAAAAAGCCGTGCTGGAGAGATAGCAGCCGTTTGAGAGCGGAGCAGGAGCGCACCTACAGCGACAATGGCAACTGCATCCGTGACAACTCCGCACCGATATTGGCACTTTTTGCCGATGAGACGATCCAAATGGGAAATGAGGACACGGACAAATTCCGCAAAGTGGTCAAGTATCCGGCATCTGGCCGCTTGGAGTACGTGACATGGCAGCAATCGCCGGAGGCCGTCAAGCTGCAACTCGAGGGGCTGCGCAGGGAGTACTACACCAATCTGCAGATACCGGACATAAGCTACGAGAATATGAAAAGCACGCCGATGAGTGGGGAGGCGCGCAAGATGCTGTTTATCGACGCGCAATTGCGCGTGCTTCAGGAGGCCGGCGCGCTTCAGGAATTTCTCGACAGAGAGGCTAATGTGGTAAAAGCGTTAGCGGGGCTTATGTTTCCAGACATCGCGGACGCTTTTGCTGCTATGCCGGTGGAAAATAGAATCAATCCATACAAGATAGATGACGAGAAAGACCGCATCGAGAGGTACAGCAACGCTACCGGCGGCAAGGCTATTATGAGCCAGTATGAGGCGATTGAGAAAGCGGGGCTGTCCAAAAATCCTCAACAGACACTTGACCAGATCAGAGAGGATGAGCAACGCAGTGTGTTTGGAGCTTATGAATAATGCCTAAAAAAGCTCAGACTAATAAGGCCCTCGTAGCACAGGTGCAAAGACACATCGACGAGATATACCGGCTCGCAGCTATCGAGGCTGCGAAGATCGGAGTGCGTCTCGACCTGCCGCCGGGGGGCGTGTTCAGTTTGAGCCAATTCCCAACGGCAAAAAGGAGGCTGGAGCAGCTGATGGCCGAGGTGGACTCACAAATAAGGTTTATCGTCCTTAACGGAGTGGAGGCGGCATGGGCCGTGGCCAACCGGCAAAATGATGAAATGGTCAATCGGTTATTTGGTAAGAATCTCAGCAAGCTGCCGAAGTCAAAGCAGCGCGCCTATCTCTCTAATAACGACAAAGCACTCGAGGCGTTTAAGAAGACGCGCGTGCTGAAGATCGAGGCATTGTCGGCAGGGGTGTGG